CAAAGCCCCTTATGAAATATATCAAGCACTCGCCGGAGAAATTGAGGCGCGCAACACCGAAGCAAGAATGGATTTGACACCAGAAGAAAGGGCAAATATTTCTCCAGAGGAAACGGCCGATATAGCGACTAATGAAGCCATCATTATTCTTGGCGGGCTTGAGATTCAAGCGCCAAATGTTATGTATAGTGAAAAAGCGCAAGAAGGGAGACTATTTCAAAAAGAACGCGGCGCTTTCATCCCAGAGCAAAACATCATTCAGTTTTTCGAGGATGCTGATCTAAGTACGGCATTACACGAAAGCGGTCATTTTTTCCTAGAGGCGATGAACTCTATACCTGAAATGAATCAGGAAATGGACGTAATTTTTAACTGGTTTGGCACTAATCGGGAAGCATGGAATAAGATGAGCCTGGACGAAAAGCGTGATTCACACGAAAAATTCGCCCGCGGCTTCGAGGCGTATCTATTCGAAGGGAAAGCGCCAAGTCAAGAACTTCGAACAGCATTCCAGAGGTTCCGTGATTGGTTAATAAATGTCTATAAAAATATTAGGAATCTCGATGTAAATTTGACGCCGGAAGTTCGCCAAGTATTCGACCGGATGTTGGCCACTGACGAACAAATCCGCCAGGCAGAGATAGCTGATTCATACGAGCCGATTTTCAAATCCATAGAAGAATCTGGTATGACCCAACAGCAGTGGGATGATTACCAGAGGCTCAACGAAGATCGCCGCGTTAAGTCGCGCGAAAGCCTGGATTCTCGCTCAATCAAAGATATGAAGTGGATGAGCAACGCAAAGGCACGTGTTCTACGTTCTATGCAAAAAGACGCCATGGAGAAGCGGCGTGCCGTTAGGGCAGAGGTTTCGGCGCAAGTTGACCAAGAAAAAGTCTATGTGGCGCAGGACTTTTTTCGTCGTGGCGAATGGATTGATGAAAATGGGGATATACAGAAAACAGATCAGCACCGCTTAGATATCGACGCCTTAAATGAGATGTTCCCTTATGGAACTGAGTTTGATATCCCTGACTGGAGGAAGCTTGGTCATGGTAAGTATGGAATGATAGGCAAGGATGGCTTAGATCCTACCGATGTGGCGCACCAATTCGGCTACTCGTCAGCAGACGAAATGATCCGAGACATTCTTGAATCCCCACCGAAAAAAGAATACATCGACGCTGTGACTGACCAAGTTATGCTTGAGCGATATGGCGATATAGCCGACCCTATCAAGATGCAGCGGGCCGCCGAGGAAGCTGTGCACAACCAAGTACATACAAGATTCTTGCACACTGAGCTTACCGCCCTGACGAAAGGTTTAGGGGATAGAAATATTCTTTCGAAGGCCGCGAAAGATTACGCCCAGAATTCTATTGCTAATAAGAAAATTCGTAATATTAAGCCTAATCAATATCTTCTGTCTCAATCAAGGTCTGGGGATCAGGCTTTAAAGGCTTTATCTAAGGGAGATAGAGACGGCGCGATAGACCATAAACGCGCGCAAATACTTAATAATTACCTTTACCGAGAATCCGTCAAAGCGCAGAAAGAGGTAGAGAAATCACTGCGTTATGTTAAGAAATTCGGTAACGAAGGGGTGCGCAAGAATATTGACAAGGAGTATCTCGAACAAATCGATGACTTATTAAGCTCATTTGAGTTCAAAAATGTATCTTTAAAAGCGCTAGATAAGCGTCAGACCCTAGCAGAGTTCATACAGAAACAAGAGGAGGCTGGGTTTGAACCCATCATCGACGAAAATCTGGTCAATGAAACTAAGCGTAAGAATTATAAAAACATGACAATGGCTGAGTTAACTGGCCATATTGACTCCATTAAAAACATTGAGCACCTTGGCCGGTTGAAAAATAAGCTTTTAACCGCGAGGGACCGCAGGGAATTCCAGCAAAGAATCGACGAGGCCAAACTATCCATTAAATTACTCGCCAACAGAATGGCGAAAGTCAGGGCTACGCCTTCCGATATCCTGGGCGAAGCTGGTGCATGGTGGCGTAGTTACTTGGCATCTCATAGAAAATTCGCATCTATTATCCGGGAAATGGACGGCGGCAAGGATAACGGCGTGATGTGGAATTTACTTGTTCGCAGCATGAATGAGTCTGGAGATATCGAGACAGAGATGAAGGCCGAGGCTACGGCTGACCTTGCTAGACTATTTAACCAAGTGAAAATACGGGCTGGTATCGGCAATTTAAGATCTCCTAAGTATTTGATACCTGGGACAGATTTTAGCCTCACAGACGAGCAGCGGATAATGATTGCTCTAAATTGGGGTAATGAGGGAAACCGCCAGCGCCTAATGGATGGAGGGATTGAAGGTAGGCCCAAAATTACCGAGGAGGAGGTCTTAAAGGTTCTTGACACGCTAACTCAGAAAGAATGGGGCTTAGTCCAGGGGGTATGGGATTTCTTGGAAACCTACCGAGACAGAATCGGAGAACAGGAAAAACGCCTAACTGGGAAAACGCCGCAATGGATTGAGCCATCGCAGATACAAACAAAATACGGCCCAATCAGGGGCGGCTATTTCCCTGCAAAATACGACACAGTGTTGTCTACGCGCTCTGATCAACTAGAGGCTGCAACAGACCTCAGGATGGGCATGAAAGGGGTTTTTGGGGCATCTTCTACTCGCAACGGATACGCAAAGGCGCGCGCGAATGAAGTAAAAGACCGCCCGCTCCTTCTCTCATTTAACGCTATTACTCAGCATACTAATGAGGTTATCCATAGACTCGCCTGGCAGGATTGGCTAACGGACGCTAATCGCGTTATCAGGGCTCTTGATGGATCAGTCCGGGAATTCTATGGCCCTGAAATCTTGAAGGAAATGCACGAAACTGTAAAGGATATAGCTAAAGGAGACGCGCCATCTACCACTCCAGTAGAGAAGGCAATAAATCATATAAGAATAGGTTCTACTGTAACCGGAATGGGGTGGCGAATTTCTACCGCCCTCATTCAGCCGACTGGGTTAGCTCAGAGCTGGGTTCGCATAGGCGGCGCTAATGTCGCCCATGGGCTAATGAAATTCATCCAAAATCCGCTCAAGGCGTCTCGTGATGCAAACGAAAAATCTCGGTTTATGCGCGACCGCGACCGTACCCAGCAGCGCGAAATCAACGAAGTCCTGAATACGCTTCGAGTTGGCGACAAGATGGCGAAGTTCAAAGCCAGCTACTTCTATCTCATCCAGAAAATGCAGCGCACGGTCGATCTTCCGACTTGGTGGGGCGCCTACGATAAAGCATTGAAAGAGTTGCAGATCGAGAACGCCGAAAACGAAAGCCAGCGAAAAGCTATCGATGAGAAGGCTGTCGCCCTGGCTGACCAGGCTGTTGTTGATTCCCAATCAGGCGGGCAAACAAAAGATCTAGCCAGGGTGCAGCGCGGAAGCCCGTTGTATAAGTTATTAACTAATTTTTATTCATATTTTTCAGCGACTTATAATCTTAATGTGGAGGCATTTAGGAAACTCGACATTAAGAATAATCCCGCCTCTGCGTTGACCTTCCTGGGCGATATGGTGGTTTTGAATTCATTGCCTGTCCTTATGACCGTCGCTCTTAAAGAACTACTTAGAGGCGATTGCGGGGATGATATAGAGTGCCTGGGCAATAATCTCGCACAGGAGCAAATAAGTTATATGTTTGGCCAAATGGTCTTATTGCGCGAGATTGGGGCGGGCGCCCAAGTGGCTGCTGGCGGCAAGGCGTACGGCTATTCTGGGCCGGCAGGATTAAGACCGTTAGCGGATATCTATAAGCTTGGGGTTCAAGTATCTCAGGGGGAGGCAGATGAGGCGTTTAGAAAGGCTCTCTTGCAGACAACAGGCGCCTTACTCCATTTACCAACTGGGCAAGTGAATACAGCGATCGATGGCTTCACCGCGGTCGAGAATGGCGAAGTTTCTGGCGCCAGAGCAGTGTTGGCTCCCTTGGCCGGCGCGCCAAGGAAGTAACTGTAACCCGGCCGGGAATTCCTCCCTCGGCCGGGGAGCAGGTCACGCAAAAGCGATACTGGTTTTTTGTGTATAACCATAAGATTAATTTGAATTAATAGGGCATATTATGAGCAGCGTAACCACAGACCAGAGATTAGGAGTAAACGCAGACCAGGCTGTCAAGGTTCCTTGTGCATGCGCGTCCACTTCAAATCTAACGCTATCCGGCGAACAGACTATTGACGGGGTGACTACATCGTCAAGTCGCGTTCTAGTAACTGGGCAAACCGATACAACAGAAAACGGAATATACAAGAGTGATACTGGCGATTGGACCAGAGAGCCGGATTGGGACGGAGCAAATGACGCCATTCCAGGAACAATGGTGCGCGTCGTAAACGGAACCAGTAATTATGGATATTGGGCAGTCACGACTCCGTCCACTGGCGCTATAACGGTAGGGACGACCGCAGTCTCTTTATCAAGGGTCGATGCTGACGGAGTTCTGCGCGAGGATCTAGCCAACACAACAGATACCACCAAGGGGGACGCCTTAATAGGTGTTAAGAGGACGGACACGGGCGCCGTGGCAACAACTAAGCATGCGCTAGACGAGGTTCGAGTATTAGATGTTGCACTGGATTTTGGCGCCGATAATACCGGGGCGACAGGAATAATCACAGAATTAACAGCAGCTTTGGCCGCCAGCACCACTGTTAAATTTTCAGCAGGAACTTATCTATTTGATGCTGACTCGACGGGCCTGCTTGGGCCTGAGCATTTATTAATTCTAGAAAATGGCGCGATCCTAAAAGCCGCGACAGGAGTCCAGGTTCATGGTAATACATGCCAAGTTCGCGCAGATTTAACTCAGCATTTTTCTCATGACGCCTATGATACCCAGTGGGCAACGTCAACGGCTTATGTTGCTGGTGATATTGTCCAGTACGGTTATGGTAGATACTACAAATGCACCAGCAACCACACATCGGGAACCTGGACAACCGACAAGGCAACCAAGTGGACTTCATTCGCTCCGTTCTCTTTCTTCCAGCGCGAAGAAGGAGATATGTTTGTTTACCCTGAGTGGTTTGGTGCGATAGCGGACAATGGCACGACCCCCTGTAGCCGGCCGTTTGCCAAGGCGCTGTCGTGCAACTCGGTTATGTGTTCACTGAAACTTATTGATGTTTCTGGAACAATTACAAACGGATACTATGACCTGGAACACCCGCTAGTAGTACTGAACGGGCGGACTCTGGCCGGTGGATTTTCTGATCGATCATTCCCATTGCTGCGATTGAATGGCACAACTTGGGAAGGCGGTAACCTTGGCGTATCAACGGAAGAAGTAGCTAATACCCCTACATTCATCGGTGGGTATACAAGCTTCAAGAATCTCCGTTTTCAGTTGGAAAACTTCAGCAATGCCAGCTTTGTTTGGTTTAACGCCTATTTCCTTGAGACTTCCAGCGTCGAACAAATTACTTGGGAATTTATTAGCACTAACTCAATTTCCCAGGTCGCGCAATTCCAAGGCGGGCCAGTTAATATTCAAAACCTGAATATTGTTTATGGGGATTCAGGAACTGTTGCTGAATACCCTCTGTATATCAACTGTTACAACGGGTGTACTGTAAGGAATATCAACTACAAGAACCAGTTAGGCGCTAAAGGCTTAAGAATTAGACCTGGAAGATTCACCGATATATCAGGTATTTTTATCGAAACCCCGCCGACGACGGTTACAGAAGCATACCTGTATGTTGAGGAAGTGGGCAACTCCAATGGTCGCATTGGTGAGGTTTACATCACCAACAACAAGAGCGCCGATTCTACTGGCCTGGCTGTTGAGGTCTATTCCAACACTGGCGTCAATAGCTACCTATCTAACGTCGTTTTGGAAAATATCTACATCCTACCGCATGACGGAACCGGCTCGACGATTGATAATATTATTAAAATCAACGGTACGACCTGGACCAAAACACAGCTACAAGACGCAACCGGAAGTAATTACATAACCCTGAAACGCGTCAGCCAGGATGAGTTTTTATTGGCCGGAACAAGAAACCAGTACAGCGATGGACCAGTTAAGAGTTCCTGGCATGTTGACTCAATCGCCTCTGCTGGAACTTACTCTATAAATTTCGCGCCGATCTTAAGACAAGGGACTAATAGTGATGTTTACGCGGCGTGGTGCGGATTAATTATGATTTCAGCGCGTGGTGGGGCTGTTGATCATGGGTATTTAGCTTTTGTAAGTCTGACCCAAGACGCGGCGGCGGCTTATGTCTCAGCCGTGACCGAGCTGGCAGGGGCCGCGAACTGGACGGTTGCATGGAATAGTACGAATTTTCAATGGGATATAACAAACGATAACGCAAACGCAGCGACCCAGGCGATTATTACATTTCTTCACCAAGGGCCAAATATTTTCACCAAGTAATTGAACATGATTAATTTTTAACCGATAATGGCTAAGGATTGCACGAAAATGGGACAAACAAGAATGCATGAGAACCAGCTAGACCATGCCGCCGCCGGGGTCGGCTTTGCGGGCGGAACGGGCGGGATTTTGGCCCATTTGCTAGACCTTGGAACACTCGTGCAGATCTCGTCCCTAATTCTCATCTGGATCTCAATCGCCTGGTATGTATACAGATTCTACAAAGAGTTTAAGAAATGAACTACGAGCTATTGAGAGAGCAACTAAGACGCCACGAGGGCTATTCCAAGCTCCCTTACCAAGATATTGTCGGCAAGGTTAGTATTGGCATAGGTCGGAATTTAGACGATAAGGGGCTTTCTGACGCGGCCATAGAGCTATGTTTCAAAGAAGATATCGATGAAGCTGTGGCTGATTGTCAAAAGATGTTTGCTGGCTGGCATTCTTTCCCCGATATGATTCAAGTCGTTTTATGTAACATGATGTTTAATATGGGATATACGCGCCTGAGTGGATTTCGGCAAATGCGTGACGCGGCAATGAAGCACGAATGGCGGCGCATGGCCGATGAAATGAAAGATTCGAAATGGTATCGCCAGGTGGGGAAGCGAGGCGAGGAGCTAGAGCAGTTAGTGAGGAATTGCGATGCTGGTTAAAAATTCAAGAACGCTTACCCTCTCACTATTTGAGGCCGTCTATGGCGCCATGATTGCTGTCGCTCCAGACGCTATCGGGATTATTATGGGCGTTTCTGTGCTCCCTCCTGACGCGCCAGCGGTCGCTAAAATTGCTTATTATGGAACCATCGCCGTAGGTATGTCCAAGGTCGCGCTTGCTGGATTGCACGCTTATCTCAGATTCGACACTCACGGCTCAGTCGGTGAATCCTGAGGCGTGGAAAACTATACGATGGATCGTAGTAATTTTTGCTATAGGATGTGCGGCAGTATATTTTATTAAATTAGGATTTATTGATAAACACACTGTCGATAAGGTAACGAACGACTTGCACGAAATATCCAAGAACGTAAAAATTAATATAGGCCCGTTAAAATGATTGGATTAAAAGCAAAGATATATGCGGTTTTAGCTATACTCGTCGGTCTGGTTTTTGCTTTGTTTAAAGCCTTTAGCCTTGGTAAAGATTCAGAAAAGAATAAGAATTTAAAGGCAGAGAACAAGCAGTTAAAAGACTACACCGAAGCAATGAACGAAGCGGAGAAAGAAGCGAATGAACTTGTTAAAAATGCAGAGTCTCGCGGTGATGATGACCGCCGCGATGTTCATTTCTAGTTGTGGGACCGTTTACAAAGCATTGCCTTGCCCGCCAGAGGAAAACTTCGATTTTCACAATGTCGATAAGCCCACGCAAGTAGAATTGGCAAAGGTTCACGGCTACATACTTAAGCTTCGCGCCGCTTGTAAATAATACTTAAATAGTGCTATTCTGGTCGAATCTTAACCAGTAATGGCATGGAGGCCGATTAGGAGGCTTCCAAATGAAAACGATTTTCCTGCTGTTGTTACTATTCCCTTTTGTAGTTTCCGCAAATACCACCCATCTAAAGCAAGACGAAACGCCAACATTTATATTAAGAGAGTGCGGGGTTGCAGTTTTTATTATTCACGGCAATCTTGAATTATACCCAGGCATAGAACGAATATACCCAGGAGCCATAGATTGGATAGAGCTTGTTAATGGAGGTAACGAAACTGTACTTATAGACTATCAAACTAAAGATGGTTGCGGGGTGAGCAAATGACTGCATTGCAATCATTTATCGGCGTCGTTTTCTCCGTTGCGCTTGTTTCGTTTGTGATTGGGTTTGTTGTAGGGATGCACGCTGCTAAGAAGGCCGAGTAATGCGGCACCTTATAATCCCTGACACGCAGGTTCGTGAGGGGGTGCCTATAAAGCATATTAAGGCTGCTGGAAATTATATTGTCGAAAAACAGCCAGAAAAGATAATCATACTTGGCGATTGGTGGGACTTCCCTAGCTTATCCAGCTACAATAAAAAATTACAGGCAGAAGGGCTGAGATTGTTGGCTGATATTAATGCGGGTAATTTAGCAATGGACGCTCTATTTGCTCCGCTGGCAAAATACAATAAAGGCCGCAGGAAGAAATACAAGCCAGAAGTTCATTTTTTAACCGGGAATCATGAAGATAGGTTATTTCGAGTAATCCTTGACCATCCAGAACTAGAAGGCGTTCTTGGCTGGCACATGATGAACATGCATAAGTATTGCACAGTGCATGACTTTAAGACGCCGGTAAACATTGATGGAATCACATATTCTCATTTCTTTTACAATCCCAAAACCAGCAAGCCATACGGCGGTCAGGCCAGAACTAAATTAAATAATCTAAAGTTTTCTTTTGTGCAAGGGCATGTTCAGGAGTTCGATTACTGCCGGCAACACCTAAATAATGGGCGCGTTCTTATAGGCGTTGTGGCTGGTGCGTTCTATATGCACGATGAGGAATACATCGGGCCGCAGGGCGACCACTGGCGCGGGTTGATAATGCTAAATGATGTTAGAGATGGCGATGCGGCTTTATGTGAGGTACAATTGAAATACTTAATTGATAACTATTAGGAATTTCTTATGCTGGATGCTATAAACCAATTACTTATGATCGCCCTCCCTGGCGTCCTTTTCCTTATCCCTGTTATTGTCGATTTTCGTCCGAAACCCGATCCAGTGGGCTATTACCATCCAATACCGCGAATAGTTCCTTTTGCTTCTGCCGGTAGACCTTCCAGGCCCGCCGCGATTGAATGCTGGAGACTATAGCGTCTCGGATGAATAAAATTATAAACGATATCGCGAGCAATACCACAAACAACATCCACGTAAGTGTGAATAAAGTACTTTGTGGATGTTGGATATATAAATTAATCAGATCTTGCATATTTACCTCGGACAAACTTTGCAAACGAATAAACCTGGCAAAACGCTATTACAATAAACCCACATACCAGGAATAGCAGGAATAAGCAAACCGCGACACCCTCTAGGATTTTAGAGAGTAGAATTGTCGCGAAGGATCGCATCGAGTTCCCTTTGTGCGCGCACTCTCATTCGGAAGTACACGTTCGCTAGTTTCTTGATATCTTCCTCGATTTCACTATCAAGTCCGCGACTCAACGACTGCCGGTAGGAGTCCTCAGTCTCTTGGCAGTGCTCTACTTCCTCGCGTAGATTCTCGATTTTCTCTTGCAGTGGATTAACCATAATATTACCTTGTATAGATTCATTGAATAATTCCCATGACTCTATCGCTCGCATAGATTCGTCGAACAGGTCTGAATAGCTCATTGGTCTGCAATATCCATAAATTTAGACAAAAACCAAACCAACGCGAACGCGAATAAGTCACTGAAACGCATTGAAAATCCCTTTAATATCATCCTCTTTGCGCTGCTCTTCCATTTCTCTTTCCAGCTCCGGTATTACTTCCTTGAATTTCTGCCGGATGCTCTGGTAGTGCTCCTCTCGCTGGATGTGTTCTTTCACCCGCTCGCTGACCTGATGGCGTTTCTCTGCTGGCGGTAGATTATCCTTTTCTGCCTTGGCTAGATGGGCGCCGAGATCCGAGAATTTTATTTCGCTTGATTTCCCGAATATCCCGATATTCTCACAGGTTGCAGTCACGATTGCATTTTGATGGCTCAAATAAGCAATGACGCAATCCGTTGGCTTTCTTACTCCCGACAGCTTAGATCCTTGTAAGCTCATTAGAATCATTTCAACCGCGACTCTAGCTTGCGTGTCGTTTTGTGCGTGTACGTAGAATGAGTGCATTTCATACTCCCGTTGATCCGAACCCGCCCTCGCCTCTAGCGGTTTCATTGACAAGCCCTTCGACGATCTCAAATTGAGGCGCTGGGACGATGACTAATTGCGCGATTCTGTCGCCGGGGTTTAGTGTTGCCGGCGTCTCGAAATGGGCTGATACTATGATCTCGCCGCGAAAATCGCTGTCTATCACGCCGCAGGTATTATGCAGGCGCATGCCATATTTTAACCCGTAAGATGATCGCGGGAGCAATAGCCCGACATATCCTTGTGGTATCTGCACTTTTAACCCAGTGAAAAACTTAATATTTGAAACTTTGCCTTCAAAGTGTCTAAAAGTTAAGTCTAGTCCGTTCGATCCGTCTGTGGCATAGCTAGGCAATGGCACGTCGCCTATTCGCTCGATGACTAATCTTGGTCGTGGAGCTGATATTATATAATCCATTTTGCCTATATTCTTTTCATGCCAGCGAATAGTGGTGGCATCTGTCTTATCGTCAACCATATATCACCTATCATCAAATTTGCGGTAATCTTTTTTAGCGTCCTCAACCCGCGTGCAATACGGCGGCACTCTGTCCTTATTCGCGCCACGCGTCACAAGCGCATAGATGAAAACGAATGCTATCACCAAGAATCCAGTCAAAAAATATTCGTGCATAAACCCTCCTTAATCATAGATAATTTCGCGCTGCTGGCATTTGTCGCAAACCATATCAATTGAGCCATATTGGCCGGTCCAGGAAGATCCCATGTGCAGGTCGTAATCTATAGTAATTTCGTCAGATCCGCATTTATTGCATTTTATGGTAAATGATTTCGATATCCCTCCACCTGGGAAAGTATTTCCTTCAAAAGATATTTTAGCCATAAACCCTCCTAAAAAGAGCCGGGCAGTAGGTGAGTCCTACCCGGCGAAATGGGCCGAAGCCCTCTGGGTGTGTTATTGGAGCATGACCATTATCGACATAAACAAATAACCCATGATAGGTATAGCGGCCAGCGTGAGAAATTCTTTAATCATATTATAATCCTTTGCTTACAATAGCAGCAGCAAGGCCAGGTATATTACTCCTGCCACGATTAGCCTTTTTAGCACGTTTTTCCTCCTGTCCTATTATATAACTTTGATGGCGCATGAAGTCCTGGCCTTTCTTGGCGTCAATCATCCCCTCTACTCGCTCAGGTTTCACGGTCATGGTCTGGCGGTAAGTAAATAAATTATCCGCATTACGCCGCCGCACAGTCTTTTTCAGGCGTTCTTCCAGCGTAGCCTTGTTCTCGGTAGTCCTGCCGTCCATAGGGCCGTTCACGACTCGCTTAGCGCCTTCAAGGTGGATCGAGTATTGATACTTGAAACTCGGATCTTCTGAGGGCCATATTTCATAGATATACTTCATAGCGGCCTCAGAATGGTATTGTTTGATCGTCAAAATCGTCTATTGCCTGCTGCCCCTG